GACGTGCTGGGCTTGGGAACGGCGACGTCGACGTAAGGCGTCGAGATCGGGCCGATCTTCTTGGTGTGGCTACCTACCTTGGAAGTGTTCTTTGCCATGAAAGCCTCCTTTTAGAGTTGCCTCCCCTTTAGTCTACCAGCTAGGGCGAGTCGTGCGATTGCAGGAACCTAGCATCGATCGGAGACCAGAGATCCGTATCGACCCAGTTCACCTGCTGCCACCAGGTCGGGTAGACGTCCTCGTCAGTGATCTCAAGCTTCGCGAGCTCGAGCTCGAAGTCCTTCCGAAGACGCTGTGCGAGGGACAGGTTGAAGTACGGGTTCTTCCGATCCTCGGTGCCCGGCCACTCCGCCGCGAGGGACAGCGCTCCTTGCCGGAGGACGTCGCCGCGATCCCCGAGGAGCCCCGGGACCTCGTCGTCCTCGGAGAGCGCCGGCGCCCGGGTCGCGTAGAAGTACCAGTACTCGTGCGCCCCGGTCGCATACGGCCAGAGCTCGTATTGCTTGCGCCCAACGAACTCGGTGGATCGCTTGTGCTTCGAGATCGTGGCGTAGCGCCGCGAGACGAGTGCCCACGGGGTGGTGGTGGAGCTGCGCTGCGGATCCCAGCGGTTGAGCTGCTCGTCAGTGATCCAGTGCCGGAGCTGCCAGAAGTTCGCCGGATCGAGCACGACGATGAAGCGCTCGAAGTCCTCGGGGAACGTGATGTAGGCGTCGAGGATGCGCGAGGAGAGCGTACCGGAAGGACCGGTGTAAGCACGGTCGAGGATGATCTTCTCGTCGCCACCCAAGCAATCGACACTCTCGATCGAGTAGACCGGCTGGTTGATTCCGGTACGGAACTGCCGACCCTCGTCCGTGAGTGCAATCGAGAGCGTGAGCGGCGTAACGAGGACCGATCCCTTGGTGACAGTGGCGGTCCCGGTCTTCTGTGCGTCGGTGGTGAAGGCGCCTTCCTTGCGCGCCATCGACCAGGCGGGCCTGCGAGACTCCCACGCGCGGCGGAAAGCCTCGCGCACCCAGTCTTCGACGAGGAAGATTGGAGCCTGGGGGACGCGAAGACGGACCGAGCCCGTGATCTGTCCAAACGTATCCCCCACGCTCCACTACCTCCTAAGCCGGGAGCCCGCTAGAACCCGACGGCTTCGAAACGCGCGTTGAACGCTGAGAGATCGGTCGTATTCGCGACCTCGTTTCCACTCGAGAGCACGACCCAGAAGGCCTTCCCAGTCGAGTGATCGTACATGATCCCGCGCCAACTAGAGCCGTTGGTAGCGAGCTCGAAGTGGACGAACTCGAGACGCCCTTGCCCAACCTCCCCGGGGGTGAAACTCTCGCCCCCGGTAGCGTAGGACGCAGGCCCCGTGTACCGACCAATAGTCCTCCGGCGAACCCCAGAGACGTCCCGGGGGCGCGCCACGTCGAGAGAAATAGTAGCCATGAGCTCCTCCCTCCCTTAGTCGACCGTCTCGGGAACGTCGAGCTCGACGACGCCCTCGGCGAGTGGCGCGACATAGGACAACGAAACGCCCATGGACGGATAGGTCGCTGCCGTACCGGCTGCGAGACAGTCCGCCTTGCCATCGGTCGCCGACGGGACGACGATGAGCCCGGCCGCGGTTGGAGCCGCGGTGACCCCGTCGATGAACTTGACCGTCGCGGGTCCCTTGGTCTGGATGAAACCGTAGTTCCCGAGAGTGATCGCGCCCTGGAAGACCCCGGCCACGCGGCCGCGATTCGAGGAGGAAGTGGTCACGAGGTAATTCGCGGAGTCCGACCACCAGGCGACCGCCCCTTTGAAGGGCGTGACCGTCATCGAAGAGTCGGTCCGGACGTACTGGTACGTCTTGGGCCGGTTCTCCTCGGCACCGGGAGTCCCCCCGCGAGGTCCCGGCTGAATGATGGTAACGCGTGATCCGAGCTGCCCCGGAGCGTACGGAGTCGCCTCGTCGACCGTTTCCGGATCGCCGGTTTGGATCCAGACGCCTTGCTGTCTTGTGTTGTAAGGCATGATCCCTCCTTAACCCGTGATCCCGAAGAGCACGCGCGAGAGTCGCGGCGCCCTATGGGTGAAGTTACCGGCGAAGAGGACCTGTCCGGCTACGACCGTCGAGTCCTGTGCGACCTTGAACCCGGTAAAGCCGAAGGCGTACTTCGGCGAGGTCGAGATCCACAGACGGAAGTAGGCGGATTCTCCTTCGCCCCCGGGGTTGAGCCAGAAAAGGGTCTCCCCCGAGGAGAGGCTGTAATCGCCGAGATCGGGATCGTCGACCCCGTCGACACCCGGCGCGTACTGGTCCTCGATGATGGTGGCCTGCTTGAACTTCAGGCCGGTGTAGCCGATGGTCGGCTCCTTGGTGTCGATCCGCTGCTGAGGTTGAAAGTTCTCGTTGATGTAACCCATGCAGCGGTTCGTCGTGACCCCGATCACCGGGTGCTCCTCGCCAATCACGCAGGACTGGTAGGAGTGCTCGAGCACGCGGTAGGTGATGTTCCCATTCACATTCGCCGGGATGAGCCCGGCGGGCGAATTGAGAGCACCGTTGACCGCGTCCCGGGACTCCTGACCGTAGGAAGAAAAGGTCGCCCCGGAGAAGGTGTTGTTCGTCGCGTCGGTCAGCGCCTCCTCGAGACCGTTGAGCTCGGAAGTGCGATCGACCCCACCGACGTTTTGCCCGTGCCGGTAGAGAGCGATCGCGAGAATCGCCGACATGGAGAGTGCGGCGTTTCCGAGATCAGCCTCGACGAGAGAGAGGACCGCATCGGGCCCGCGGATCTCGACCTCGACGTCCTCGGTGTACTCGGTGACGTTGATGTAGTAGTACCGAGGGTCGAACAGCAACCCAGCTTTCGTCTGTCGCTTCGAGATGTCGAACTGCGCCGCCTTCTTGTACGCGCTACCTTTCATCGGCTTGTAGATGAAGTTCTCCTGGATCTGAGGACCCCCAGTCCAGTCGCCGCGGCGGTTGTTCTTCACGAAGGCGAGAAGCGGGCTGTTTTTGAAGAAGTTGTCAACGAGGCCCGGCAGAATGCGCTTGCGCGCGAGGACGTTGACCTCGTCCAGATTTGGTGCAGCCATACACACTACCCCCTGTGAATGTGCCGGCGGGGCAGCGTACGAGAGATCAGGATGCGTTCTTCTTTGCGGTCTGCATCTGCCAGTAGTCGTCTACGGCCTTGTTCAAACCGAACTCAGAACGGTCCTTCATTCCCAAAACGTCAATCACCGTCGGCTCGTTATTGCCAACATTGTGCGGGAGCGCGGTGCCGGTCTTGAGAGCGTCCATCCGGCCTTCCTCGCGTGCCTGCACGATCGCTTCCTTGTGTGCCGTTTCTCGCGACTCCTCGACCCTGTCCTTGACGAAGTCCTGGTAGGCTGCCGGCAGAGGAAGGTGCACTTTATTGGCGTGCTCGAAGAGCTCCTGGGCGTCCAGCGCCTCGTCGAACTGCTTGAGGTGCTTCGCCTGGATAGTCGAGAGCATCGCCATGAGCTGAACGCCATTGCGTTCGGTCTCCTCTAACCGTTCCTTCAGGGCTTTTTCCGCCTCCTCGCGTTTGATGTAGCCCGAAAGATCGACGTCGGCGGGCAAGTGAGGAGCTGTTGGATCGCCCCCACCATCGCCATTGCCACCCAGAAGGGGATCCGCGGCCAACATCGTCTTGAACCGATCGTTCTCCGCCTGCATCGCCGTGACGCCGTCCGCTTGGGAAGCGCGCCACTTGATATTGTCGGCGTAGAGCGTGTCGTACTTGTCGATGCTGACCTGAAGAGCCTCCTGGGCCTTCCGCTGCTCGTTCATGACACGCGAGTACTCGGATTGTCGGAGAACACCGTCTCCGACGTGATCGAGGATTTCGTCTGTGGTCAACTCCTCCTTGATAGCTTCACGGCGGTCCTCGGGAACCCGAGCCAGGAGCTCCGTCAGATACGTTTGCCCGCGATCGCGCCTTTCTTTGGCCTTGTCTTCCTTCTTGCCCACGCCTTACCTCCTCCGGGGAAGCCCCTTGAGTTCACGGCGAGCGAATCTCTTCCGGAGCGCGTGCCCCTTGAGATCGCAACGAGCGGTGAAACGGTTCATGGTTCCCCCCTACCAATCGAGCTCCCCGGGAACTGCGCCCCGGTCTCGACTGGAGACGGACCTCCCGCGGCGGGGGGTGCTTCCGCGAGGGCCTTTGCGAGAGCCTGTTTGACGAGCTCTCGCGCTTGTGAAAGCTCCTGCGCGGAAGACGGTATCGCCTGTGCCAGGAGTAAAAGAGATTCATCGACCTGCTGACCGACCTGAACGACGCCGCCGATGTCGATGCCGGGAGTAGGACCTCCGGGACCTTCAGGACCTACGAGGCCGGAGAGAGAAGGAGACTGCGCAGTCTGAAGCTGCGGTGACGGCGGTGTCGAATCGAGTGCAGCCATTTCAGCCTCGCGAGATCCGGCGTTTGAGCCCGAGCGTGCGCGTTTCCTTCCGGACGATGCGGCGGCCAGCGCGACGAGCTCGAGAGAACCGGCGCTTGTCCGTGGTGACCTCCTGTGCCGAGACGAGCGAGCGGAAGTCGTCTTCCGCTTGCCACTCGCGATCGGACTTTGACATCTTCACTGCGCTGGGTACGGCAGGCAAAGGCTTACTTCCTACGGCCGATGTCCCGAATGATCGCGCGCACGAACGGTGTACGGATCGTGCCCTTGCCAGCCTTGACCTGCTTGCCGGAGCTGGCCTTCGTGTTCGACATCGAGCCCGAGGACTTCTTGTCATAGTCCATGCCTTTGTGCATAAGAGACTCTCCTTTTCAACGTCTAGAGGTTGAGGAGCGGTTGATCGATCTACCCTTCGGCTTGTCGTAGCGACCCTCGTGGTGCGCGACAGTCCAACTCCGGAGCTTGGACTTCGACATCCCTTTGAAGGTGCGCGGAGCCTGACCTTTCTTCACACGGCCATAGTCGGCGGCTGCCGCCCTGCCTTGCCGCGCGGTATAGGGCACCGGTCCGAGAACCTCCTCAAGGGAAAGGGCGCGACGCCCCCCTTGCCAAGGAACGTCGCGACGCCCCAAAAGTATGGTTGGACCGGATATAGGAGTGACTACGCTAACGTCGATCCGATCAGGCCATTACAAAAACTACTTCTTGCGCACAGTATCCAGGAAGTGGAGAGGAAATGTCAAGGCGGGACAACGATCTTTCCCCGCCGGGGACGCCCGAGCGCGTAGAAGAACGGACACCCGCTGCGGAAATCGACAGTGACAATACCAGTGTAGTGGAGAACGTAGAGTGCGTTGAGCAGCTCCTCGAACGGGACCGAGGCGCCGCTCTGGAGCTCGAGGATCGTGGGCGGAGACGATGTCGGAGTTGATCCGTGCGCAAGAGACGCGCCGGGGACACCAGATGTAGTACTCACCGACTCTCCGTGATCGTGGTCCTCGGAGCCCCCTGAGCGTCTTTCTTCGTCTCGAGCTTCGGGGACTTCTGCCCTGACGCTTTGCGACCGGCCGGCGACGTCGCCATCTCGATCCCGAGTGTCTTCTGCGCGATGAGCCGCTCGGTGATGGTCGTCGGGACGCGGATCTCCATCTGCGGGACGTTCCCGGGCATCCCCGTCTGAGGATCGAGGCCCATCTCCATTTCGCCCGTCGGCAACGGCACCGGAAGCGGTGATCCGACATTCGGAATCTCGAGCATCTCCATGAGCGACCAGAAGTCCATGTAGCCCATGCGCGCGAGCTGCATGTACATCATCTTCCGCTGCGAAGCGTTCAGGGCGAGGAGCGAGTTCGGCGCGACGAAGAACGCGAACTGGTGCATGAAGAACCGGGCGCGATCGTCGCGCGAGTGCTTGGAGCCGTCGAGCTCCGGAGTGTAGCCCTCGTCGCCCGGCTTCAAGTCGGGGATGAGGGTGTCCGGATCGTAGTCGAGATCCTCGAGCGTGGATCCAGAGTCGCCGAGGAGCAGGATGCGCCGCTTCGCTGAGTAGAACTGGAAGAAGTTGCACTTCACCATGTCCGCGAGCTCACGGATCGCCGCCTCAAGGAGACGGCCCTCGATGCGGATCTCGGGGGTAAGAGCCTCCCAGTATTTTTCGATGGTCTCCGCTGACGGAGACTGCCGGAGCCTGAGCAGGGCCTGGAGATTTGCGACGCCGGCGACGTTGTCGAACTCTTGCATCATCAGGGAGAGGAACTCGAGCGCCCACGGCGGCATCTGCGCCGGGTCGATCATCTTGAAGGCCTCGCCGAAGACTGGATTCGTCTTGAGCTTGAAGCCGGGCTTGCGGGCGTCGAAAGCGCGGAACACCGAGTCGGGCACGGCGTTCTTGTCGAAGGCGGTGCCGCGGTTCGCCGACTGGTTGAGCACCGAGAGCATGTCGTTCACCATCTTGTTGATCGCGTCTTGCCCGGGGAGGAGATCGTGGGCGAGCGAGAGGCCCAGGAGCAGCCAGGGCCATGGATCGAGGGTGAGCTTCACGACGGGGAACAGCCCGTGCCAGTAGGGATTCGGCCCATCGTAGAGGATCAAATGCTCAGTCGCGATGATGCACCGATGTCGGGGATAGAGCTTCTTCCCCACAGGCACGACGTAGGACCAGTTCGAGCTGGGGTTGCCCATGGTGATCGGCTGCGACGTCGTGTTGACCGAGTGATCACGGAAGTAGATCCGGAACGTCGGGATCTCGTCCACCGGGACGTTCGCCTTGTGTGGAGACTTGAGCCCGTCGAGCGTCGTCACCGGCGTGATCATCGTACGGATGCGCCGGAACGCCGTCTTGACGCCGGAGAACTTCCGGACGGTGTGCGCGGTCTTGGCGAGCAGGGGTGCCTTATCCGGGTAGAGCGCCTTGAGAGCGTCGAGGGAGACGGCCTCGCGGATGATCACACCCTGCCAGGACTGGACCGAGCGATCGCGGGAGGGGCGGTAGGGGAGGACGTCCCGGGGATCTTTCGGAATGAGCCGGACGTCACCGTAGCGACCGAGGTTCGGATCGTAGTCGATGACGAGGTAGCCAGTCGCGAGAGTCAGTGAGTAGCGAAGCGCGTCTCCGACGTCGAGATCCGCGAAGGTGTTCACCCACCACAGCACGGTGAGTTGATTCAGGAGATCCGCGTGTTCCTTGTACGCCTCGTTGTAGGTCTTGTACGCGAACAGGGGCCTTAGATCGGTGAGGGCGGAGACGTGCGACTTGAGAGCTTTCTTGACTCGGTTGATGACGACGTCGGGGATATAGGAGGGACGCTTGCCGGCGGCCTGGTTGCCAAGGACGTAGTCGATCGTCTTGTCCATTTTCTCGTAGGACGGATCGGATCGAAGGATCGCTTCGCCCTCGCGAATCGCAGCATGGACCCACCGGAGGGCCGCGGCCTCGTTCTCGTAGGAGAGGCCAATGGACTCGTTGGTGTCCGGATCGAGCGGGGAGGAAAGAACTTGACCTTCGATGGACATTCAGAGAGGCTCCTTGTCGGAATTTGTCTGCTCGCAAGTGGCTGCTAGATGCTTCATGGATTGAAGCATCTCATCTTGCCCACGAGCATAGGCCTCTACAGGCCCCATGGCTACTAGGGATTCCTCCGACCAGCGCGTGAGCGTTACGAAGAACATGGCACCGTCCATGTTTTTGCACCGCAATATCCAACTGTCCATTGTGGTTTTGTCCGCGGCATCCGGGACATCCGGAGCATCCGGGTTCGAGAAAAACTCGACTGACGCTACATCCATCGGCATTACAACGGCTTCTTGGATCTGTTGACGTTCGCCTGCTTCTTTGGCTTCTGCTGCTGAACTCCTTCAGATGCCAGCGTGTTCACGTCGCGGTTCGAGTGGTCTTGGCTGTAGGCGCGGAAGACGTAGGGCTGTCCTTTGGGATCGCGCCGGACGGATCTTTCTGACTCGCGCTCGATCGAACGGATTTGGCTGAGCGAAGTGATCTCGGTAGGACCCGATCCGTAGTCGACGGTGAACGCGTGGAACAGCGGCCGGGAGTCGCGATGCCAGGACTTGTCGCACGGGACGCCGCAGTCGGGACAGCAGAGGATCGCGGAGAGCAAAGGATGGTACTGATCGGGGAGGAAGACGTCGCAGGGCTCGCAGATGTAATCGTGGACAGGCATGCTTGATCTCTGCCCTCAGTAAGCGTAGCTGAAGAACTGCTCTTCCATGGACTTCACCGTGCGCGCGACGATTTCCTTGTACGTGATCCCTTGCCGGTCTGCGAGCCGCTTGAGCTCGCGCTTCTGCCCGGGGGTGAAATCCAACGCGACGCCCCCGATCCGTATCGACGCGAGCTTCTCAACCTTGACAACCAGATCGGCCGCGTCCTCGAGGGCGCCTCCGGAGAGGATCCTCTCGAGCTCGTCGCGCTGCGCCGAAGGGATGACGATGATGCGATCGTAGGGATCGACGTGCACGAAGCGCTTGAGCTGCTCGGCCAGGAGCGAGGAGACGCGGACGGCATGCGTGTCGGCACGGGACTGGTAGAGATCGTGGATAGCGTCGGTGAGCTGGATCGTGACTCTCATGGGAAGCTATGGACCCCAATATTCTGTAGCGCCGCAGCCCCGACCGCACCACGTGACGTATGGAGCGATCGTTTCGCCCACTGTGTGAAACCCTAAAAAGCAAAGTAGTTTCGTCATCAGATCCCTACCTAGATCCCCGCCTTACGGCCACCCAGAACCGGAGTCTCCTCCGATTCCCTCGTATCCTAGCATCTCCTCCGCCGTCACGTCCGTGTTGATGAAGTCTTTCGCCTGGCCACGACGCTCCGTCAGGATCTTCCGTCTCTGCTCGTTCCACGCCCGCCGGCGCCGCTGCTCCGATATCGTCTCTCCACCCTCGTGGAACTCCTGCTGCGCGATGAAGTAGGCGATCGCTCCGGCCATGATGCAGTCGTCGTTCGAGCCCGGACCAGCCTCGGCCTCCCAGAGCTGGCCCTCGGTCTGGAAGTCACGCATCTCGTCTATCGTGAATTGCGAGTTGATCACGAGGTCCGGCTCTCCGGTTACAGGATCGAAGGTCGACACCGCCTTGTGGTAGCGCGTGAGGAGAATGGGCCTAGTGCGCCTGGACGTGTACCAGCCAACCTTGCGGGTGAAGCGGTTCGATCCCGGGACGGAGTCCTCCCACTGCCAAACGTAGAAGTTCGTGTAGCCGAGATGGCGCTCGAGCTCGGACTGCGTCGCGATTCCCTGGTTGTTGGTTTCGACAGCCACCTTGGCCTCGAAGCCGTCACCATCGTGGTAGAAGCGTCCCAGGGTGTCCAGAACGTAGGCGAAGTCGACCGGATCGATCGAGCCTGAGACGTACTGGGCGACTTGCTCGAAGGGGCGCTCGAGGGTGGCTATTCGCACGACGTCCGCGACGGATCGATCCTGGCCGATCCCGTCCGAGACGTCGGCGCCGATGAAGTAGGTGTCACGCGGGCGCGGGGGCTCCCAGACGACGATGAGTTGTTGATCCGGGAGGGAGACGAGCGAGTCGAGTTCGTGCCAGGCGTCGAAGGGGCGGAGATCGCGTGCGTCGTAGCCTGGATCGATGAGAGCGGTCTCTGGCATAAGTAAGGCTCAAGTATGTACTAATTAGGTACTACTTGTGGGCTCTCCAAACCTTGGAAACGGCCAGCCGAAGCCCCAACGGAACTTCGGGTGCGGGATGAAGCCACCAACGACGACGCCGAGCCACATGAGCCTGGCTACCCGTTTGGGTACGCCGGCGGACACGATCAAGCAGGACCAGAACTTGGCATCGGCCCGACGCTTCAATTTGAACGGGCCGCCTCTCCAGTAGGCCTTGTCGTGCTCGATGCAACACTGGCGCATTCTTTTGTTCCGATAACCCAAAAAGTTGGCAATGGGACCGATGATGGAGCAGCCGTCCGATGCGAACTCTTTGGGTGGATCCACAGGGTCCGTCTCCTTTTTACATGATGTACGGCGGCACCACCAGCGGCTCTTCCTCCTCCTCGACGACATAGAGCGGCGCCGGAAGGACCTGGATCAGCTTGCCGTCCGCGAGCTTCGCCATCTTGCCCCCCGAGGCGACGTCCTTCCACACGGCGCCGCTGATATCGACACCGCTACCGAAATCGATCTTCGCGAGGTGTCCCATCGCTGCGTCCAGCCCGTAGGCAGCGATCACGCACCAGCCGGTGAGGACGGCGAGGAGGGTAGGATCGGCGGAGGGATCCTCGTCGGGATCCGTGGGGCGCAGGATCATGACGATGAAGGTCGTGGGCTCATCACTCCCAGTGGGAGGTTCCTTCCCCTCCTTTTTCTTGCCATTGCTTTTGGACATGCTCTGTACTCCTTTCCCTTCTAGGGCTTCTAGGGCCTTTCCGGTGGTTCTGCCTCTCCCCCTATCGTGCCGAAAGGCCGTACGACTTGCAAGACACCCGTCACCTGCCGTGCACTTTCGCGAATCTTCTCGATCGTCGCCAGATCGAAGACACCGTAGCCGGAGAATTGGAAAGCCTCGAGATCGTCGGCGCAGTACTCTTCCAGGAACTTGTAGAGCACGCCCTTGGCCTCGTAGGACGCCCTGGTGGTCTCGTACCAGTAGAGCTGGTTGCGGGTGAGCCGGACGGATTTCCCTACCCATCTAGGTCCGGTCTCCTCGCATCGCCGCGCGTGGGAAAGCGTCCCTGGCGACGGGTGCCAGCCTACCGGTGCCGGTAGCCAGTACCGTGACTTCTCCGCGTACCAGGGAATGAAGACCGGGGTGAAGCGGTCGATGCCCTGAGTGGATGCGATCCAGTGCTCGTGCCACCAGTTGTGCCGGCCCTTCGCAGTCGATTCGAACAGCACGAGGATCGCCGGCTGGATGTGAAGCGCCGGCATGAGAGCGTCGTCGATCTGCGCCGCGTCCTCCCAGGTGGAGAGCTCGGTGAGATGCACGTACGAGAGGGTCTTGCCTCGGCCGAGCTGGCCACGCTTGCCTTCCGTTCCCCGCGTGGACTTGCCAGATCCCACCCACACGTGCGATCCGGTGTCGAAGACGATTTCCGTGTTCTTGACGTGCTCGGTGACTGGCGGCGCGAGATACCACGGCAAGTGCTCCACTACCCGCTCGAGCATGTCGAAGGTGAATCCGGACTGCTCCGGGACGTCCGCGGCGACTAGGCCGAAGACGTTCGATTGCGTGGTCACGCGGTGCGCGCCCATCGCTTCGGCCAGGGTGGAAGCACCCAACTGCCGGGCCTTGAGGATGTTCGCGAGGATCCCGTCGGGATGGTTGTCGAAGTAGGTCCGCTTCTCGAGCTCGGCGATCTTCTCGAGGATCAGCCGCTGCGACTCCCAGAGTGGGTACATCGGCCCGACGTCCTTGCCCTGGAGGTTGATCGTACAGTAGCGCTCCGCCCAGTAGGGGAAGGAGATCTTCGACAGCAGGAGCTCGTTATTGATGAAGGCGATCTCCTCGGCAGTGAGATCCCTGAGCGGGTTCCCCTTGCGATCGACCGCGTCCGAGAGCTGGTCTTTCCACGCGAGAACGTCCGGTGCGGGATGCTCGACAAGCGTGGTCGAGTAGTGCGCCTCGAAAGCGGCGGTGCGCGCGGCTATGACTTCGGGGGCGTACATCAGGCTGGCTTCCTCGCCATGGGGATGGGCGCCGCCCTGTGCGCAGCTTCGACGGCTTCCTCTGTCCGGTTCAACTCCCGAACGCGCTTGTCCGCGTGCGTCTTGCAAAACTCGCCGACGGTCGACTTCTTATCGTCGAAGACCACGTAGCTCGCGGCGCGACGACACACGTCAAAGCTGCATTCCGGGGTGAGCGGGAGTTTGTACGCCATCGAATCCTCCCTAGACCAACGTCGTCCAGCGAATCGGCTTCTTCAACTGGAAATGAATGTGAGGCGCAACCAACTTCCGTAGCTGCCCTTCCGTGTGGTTCGTGAAATGCGGGAATCGTCGCTTGAGAGCAGCCAGGGACAGCCACTCCGGCTCGAGCACGACACCCATCTGATCGCCGTGACTGTCCTGGACGTGCCGACAGAAGTTACCGGCCTTCCCGAGCTCGTCGAGTGCCCAGCGTCGGACGTCGGCTGCGGTGACGAGGCCCTCAGGCATCTCCCGCGGATCTCCTGACCAGAGCGTGTCCGTCGCGTGGCGCGTGTTGTCTTCTACACGGTACCGTCTCCGAAGATCCGTGACCCACAACGTCTCTTCCGTCCACTCGAGATGCTGCTGATCCAGCCACATGAGAAACTGCCAGAGTCTCGGATGGACACTGGATGCGTCAACGTTTCGCTTGAATCTCATGCCGGCTCCTTCGGCCGAACTCCAGTGGGGGCAAGAAACGGGGAACCGCTGGAACCGCTGTCTACCCTGGCTATTCGCGTAGTCCGGGTACCCGGATCTACACTAGGTACAGGGGCCACGGCGACGTCCGTGTTCGTTTTACGTTCGCTTTTGGTTTCGCTTTTCATCGTCGCGACGGGCTCCGCGGGCTTCTCCGGCTCCGCGGGCTTCTCCCCTTCCACGATTTCCACGTCGATCGCCTCGGAGGTGTCCTCCCCTGTCCCTCTCCCCGGGTACAACAGCCGATCCGTCCCCGTCCGCATGTCCTTGAGGTAGCCCGGAGTGATGCGGCCACCGAGCTCATTCGGAGGAGAGGGCGCGAAGACGTTCGCGATCTGGACACCTCCACCACCGCCACGGTAGAGGCCTCCGAGCTCGAGCGCGAGCTTCTGCCGCTCGATCGAGGGCGTGTAGGTGTGAGAGCCCGTGCCGCCGCAGGCGTTGCATTCGGCTTCGAGCACTTCGTCGTCAGTCGCTACCTTGCCCTTGCCCTTGCACGCGCGGCAGGGATCTTCTCGAATCTTCGCGAGCGTCATGGTGTCGGCCGCTACGGTCGGCAGCTCGTCGGTGACTTTCGCGATGGCCTCGATCTGTGCGCGCGCGAGCTTCGCATCCTTGAAGAGCTGCAAGAGGCTTCCGAGCGTGTGATTCGCCTTTGCACAGATCGATGCGAGAGACCTCGTGTCGTTGCGTGGGTCGGCAATGAGTCCGAATAGATATTGCTGATCCTCGGTGAGATCGCCGGCCGCGAGAGCTCCGATGACGGCGTCGCGCCCTCCGATCGCTGCCTCGATCGAGTCGAAGGCCTTGACGGCGAGGGCGGAGCGCTTCCCTCGACGGGAGAGCTTGTCCCGGCGCTTGCGAGGCTTACGGCCGCCTTTGTCGGACTGGGAGCCGATGAGACGGTTGGTGGCCTTGAGAGTCATCAGAGCCCCTCCAAGAGTTTACGCGCCTCGTCGATCACGTGAAGCTGCTTACCGCCATCGTCGCGGATCTTCTTGAAGAGCGTCCTCAGATCCTTTTCGTGTGGGGAGAGGTAGTGCTTCCCGAGCTTGGCATAGAAGACTTCCAGGAACGGCTTGATGCCGTAGCCGGCCAATGCGTCGAGGGCGCGCATCTCGCCTTCCGTGAGGACCAAGTGGCAGGTGTAGGTCACCGTGACGGTGCTCTTGAGTTCTGCCATCGCTTCACCAGTCGTCGGCGTCCGCGTAGCCGCAGTGCTCGCAACGTACCTGCCGCGTCACCTTTCCACAGCACCGACACCTCCGTGGCCTCACCGCTTCACATCCTCCGCCTGCACTTCCCCTTCCGTCTCGCCCGTCGCGTAGCTCTGCATCTCGCGGTACGCCTCGATCGATATCCCCGATCGCTCTGCCTGCTCGATCACCCAGGCCTCCTCGTCGTCGACGTAGGCGAGCTCTGCCTCGTCAATCGCCTTCGGGTTCTTGTCCTTGTAGAAGGATCTCAGGCTAGGCCCGGACCTAGAGCCGAAGTGCAGCTCGGCCACGTCGGCGAGGCGCTCGAGGGCCTTGCGGATCCTCTCGAGCTCGCGCCGGGCCTTGCGATCGACGCCCTTGGTGATGAACCAGGACACGGGAGACCTCCTGGAGGGATCCTACCTTAGCGACTAGCTCGAAGGGGATGGGTGTAGAAGCTCGGCAAAATCGGTGTCGGCGCTGGAGACCTCTTCGTCCCAGGCGATCGCCGCGTTCGCGTACATGATCGACTCGCCGAGCTTGGTCAGCGCCAGCGCCTGTTCTCTGCCCGGCGGCGTGAGCTCGACGATCATCGTCGCAAACGTGAGAGCCATCGATCGGAGCGCGTTGTAGCGCGGGATCTGGTCCTCGCGTGGCGCGTGATAGGTGAACTCGTTGGTGAGCCGCGCGCGCATCTTCTCGGTGATCGGGTACGTCTTGAGCGGGATCGACCCGTCACCGGTAGCAGCGGCCGCGGTCAGCGATCGATCGAGTGCGTCCTCCATGGCGCCTTGGATCGAGGACTTCTCGTCAGGGGTCTTCTCCGCACCATGATCGCAAACGAAGTCCTTGGAGGATTCGTCGCCGCGAAGATCTGCCTTGATTACCTCTGCTTCTTCCTCGGGAATGGGTCCTTGGGTGGGATTATTCGGGTCGGGCATGGTAGTCACTCCTTTCGACGGGGGGGATTGTACACGAATCTTGCCCGTGTGGTACACGAATCGTGCGTGTGGGGGATCTTTTCCACAGAAAAATGGAAAAGATGGCTCAGTCCCCTCCGCAATTCCCACGCGAGGGGCGGGGGGGCCCTTAGGACAATGCAACAGTGCGCGTGCCTACGCCTATGCTGCCGCGCGGTGCTACTGACACGCCGGGGCTCGCGACCTTGGCCGACGCTACCCTGACGAGTAGCGGGCATGGTAGTGCCGGGAGCGAGCTTCACCGACGGGCTCGAGGGGCACGCGGAATTCGAGGCCCTCGCGGACAATGGAGCTCGAGGCCGGCTCCAGGATCTATTAATACCCTGATCCAGGGGGCTATTTGACATAATCGGTATTATCGGACTGCGAT